AATTGAAAGTAATATCACTATTATATATGATTTCCCGTTTATTGTCAAGCCTTTCCCGATAAATACTACATGCCAAGATTAAGCCTTTACCGCGAAAACAAACAAAACGACTATCGTTTTTTGGACAGAACCATTTCTGAACAATTTACAGTGGGTGGTACGGATATGTATATCCATAAATACTTAGGTCCTACGGATCAAGGTACTAGTGTAGATTACACTCAACCCCAATATGATAGCTTAAATCCAAATAATATACAAGACCTATTGTTCCTTGAGAATAGAGATAGGTCATATGATCCAGATATTTATCGGCTTCGCGGACACTATAACGTTCAAAACTTAGATTTTGATTTAAGTCAGTTTGGCTTATTCTTGAACAATGATATTATTTTCATCACCATACACTACAACGATATGATCGACATTATCGGTCGCAAGTTAATGGTTGGTGATGTATTGGAGTTACCGCACTTATTAGATTATAACCCATTAAAAGAAGATATACCTACTGCGTTAAAACGCTTTTATCAAGTTACTGATTCAAATTATGCATCAGAAGGTTTTAGTCAAACTTGGTTCCCTCATTTATGGCGTATTAAGTGTGAACCATTGGTTGATAGTCAAGAATTTAGTCAAATATTACAAGCTCCTATTAACAAAGACACTTATCTTGGTATTTGGGATAAAGATAAAACATACCCACCCGGATATGTAATTACATTTGGTGATAAAAACTATACCTCACTTGTAGAAGTTCCTATAGGTGTTATGCCACCAAATGAAACATATTGGCAACTCAGTGATGCAGATAATCTCAAAGATATATTATCTACATATAATAGAAACATACAAATCAATAATGCAAGCATTAATGAAGCTAAACGCATTGTTCCTAAGTCAGGCTATGATAACAGCAAGATGTATGTTGTACCAACTTATGGATTATATCAAGAGAACGGAGTATTCTCAGGTAAAACTAATCAGCCGGCACCACCTGTTAATACAATAACAACTGATAGTAGCACTACAGGTACTGTTGCTATGATGCGTGACAAGAACTTTAAAAATGCAAGTCCTGTTATCAGAGTACCTAAGGCTGCATTGAAAAGCATATGGGACATGACAGTAGACATGGATCATGTTGATGCATTAGATAAATTTGTACAAACCAGTTTACAACTTATTGAAGTTGCTCCCGAAAGAACCGACACCGGATCTGGACCAATCAAAGGTGATGTAATATTAACTGTGCAAAGTTTGGGAGTAATTACTGGGCCTTACGGTACTGCTGATAACACATATGCTACAGCAGATCAAAACCCAGAACTACCAGGCTTCACAGGTGATATTACCCAACAAATGGACTACCGTGCTGACTGTGATCCTAGATATCAATACATTGTTCGTTCAAGTCCAAGAGATTTTGGATATACTGCAGGTTACTTAACCGGAGATGGGCAAGCACCAAACGGTTATCCAACAGGATCAGGTATTTCTTTCCCGCAAAATCCACAAGTAGGTGACTATTTCTTGCGTATTGACTATCTACCTCAATTACTATTCCGTTGGGACGGTGTAATGTGGGTTCGCATATCTGAAAACGTAAGAACGGATACGGGCTTCACTTCCGATGATAAATCATTATTGTCAGGGTTTATTAATAACGATAACGAAATTTATCTACAACAAACACAAACAACTGTGCCACAAGCACAGGGCTTGTCAACAATTCTTAGATTGTCACCTGACCCACTACCACCGGTACTATAACACATGGCACAATACTTTTACGATAATCAGATACGCAGATTCCTACTACAGTTTGCAAAAATATTTAGCGAGTGGTACGTTACCAAAGGAAAAGATCCTGCAGGTAATGAAATTTTAGTTCGTGTTCCTATCATGTATGGTGATAGTAGTCGTCAGGCTAGTACAATTATTGCGAAAAACAGTGCAAGTAATTTGCCTAGCGCACCATTGATATCATATTATATTAGTGGTTTGGAATACGATCAGCGTAGAACACAAGATCCTACATATGTTGACAAAGCAACTGTTCGTCAACGAACATATAATTCTACGACACAAAGTTATGAAACTACACAAGGTCAAGCATTTACAATTGAACGTTTAATGCCTGTTCCATATACATTACGCATCACAGTTGATTTTTGGACTACTAATTACAATCAAAAATTAGAATTGATCGAACAATTAGGAGCATTGTTTAATCCGTCATTAGAAATTCAAAGTACTGATAACTTTATTGATTGGACTAGTTTGAGTGTTGTATATCAAGATGGATTAACATTCAGCAGTCGTAGTATACCTCAAGGCACTGGTAATCCAATTGATGTATTGACTTGGAAATTTTACATGCCTATATGGTTAAGTACAAGTTCTAAATTAAAGAAGATGGGCGTCATTCAAAAAATTATTGCAAGTATCTTCAAAGGCAACGCACTTCAAGATACTCAAAATGACGATTTGTTATTAGGTACTAGACAAAAAATAACACCATATGGATACAAAGTATTATTGTTGAATAATACACTTCAATTGTTACCTGCTAATCAAACATTTGATCCCTCAAACGAAAATCTATCGTTACCAACTGCACCTAATACATCTTTGTATTGGACCTCACTATTAAACATGTACGGTGCATATCAACCGGGAATAAGTCAGATTTGGTTACAGAATCCTTTTATGGATACTGAAATTGTAGGTACTATCGTAGTAGACCCTTTAGATGATAGAATATTGATATATGATATTGATCCTGACACGTTGCCACAAAACACACTAGCTCCGGTGGATGCAGTTATAAATCCATTAACGTCAGGTCCTGGTGCAGGACTGCCTGCACCTATACCGGGTAGACGATATCTTATTGTAGAAGGTGTAGGAGGAACGGCGACAACTATTGCTTGGGGTAATTTAATAGCATCAGCAAATGATATTATTGAATATAATGGAACTATTTGGGAAGTTGAATTTGAAGCATTGGCAGCTACTACTGTAGAATATGTAACCAATCTAACAACAAACGTTCAGTATAGATATGTACCCGATGAAGAAGCTTGGATGAAATCCTTTGAAGGTTGGTACGATCAAGGAGATTATTCTATAGTGATTTAAAATTGATAAATCATTATATGACTTCCGCAGGAATTTTCTTTTATTGCAAAAATACTAGTAGATATCTTTATCTATTACGCACTGACAAAAATCCTAGTTGGAGTATGCCCGGGGGAAAGATAGAAAGTGACGAAACATTACTTGAAGGTCTTGAACGTGAATGTTTAGAAGAAATGCAAGTTTGGGATAAAGATTGGAAACTTATTCCAATACAAAAGTTTGTGAACGGTGCATTCACGTACAATACATTTTTTTGTTCAGTTGAAGAAGAATTTAAACCCATACTGAATGACGAACATTGTGGTTATGCTTGGGTCCGAGAAGATCATTATCCAAAACCATTACATCCTGGCTTGTTTAATACAGTTAACTTTGATGTAGTTCAGAAAAAACTAGAGACACTAACAAAAAAGGGGCTTTAAGCCCCTTTTTTATTTTAGTAAGTTTGATATCGTATCATAACCTAATGATCCGAGAACTATACCGGCTCCCATCATCATCCATCGCCATTTTTCTAAGGCTGATATTTTGTCAGACATAGACTTATGAGCATTTGAACTATCATCTTTCATTTCTTTAAGAAATTGGTGAGTATCCTCATTATTCTTTGCAATGCTGGAAGTAACCTCTTTGATATCAGTTTTTATTTCACTGATATCATTTTCGATGTTTTGGACTTGCACTTGAAGAACCGCTATTTCAGTTTCAGTCTTGGGCATTTTAATAGCTCTACTTGTTGTCATGATTATGCGCTAGCAATAACTACGATTGGGTTAGGTTGTCCACCGTATGTATTTGCCGCATACGCTGTATTGAATGTAGCAATAACATCAGGGTTAACAGTAGACACTACTGCCGTACCTGTACCTGTACCTGTACCTGTAGCAGTGAATGTAATACCGGTCATGCTAGCATATGCACCAACTGCTGTCCAATCAGTAGTACCTGCACTATAGATAGTGTATACTGTACCTGCTGATAGTGAACCTGCCGCAACAGTTGCTGGGAACCCTTCACTGTTGTAATCATTCAACGAACTAATAAAATTAGTTCCTGATGCGGCATTAGTTGACAAGATATTCATTGTGTTTGCTGTTAGTGCCGCATTAGCTGCGTTAACAGTAAAGCATTGTGCAGTCAAACCAGTTGTACCACCTGTTACCAAATACTTTGTCTTGCCTTTTTGACGAACGATGTAACCGGCTTCATCATCAGCATAGATAAAGGCTGCGCCTGTTGAGGCAACTGCGGCGTTTGCAGTTAATTCAACTACATCTTGTTGTGCATCCGGTGTACCAGTAGCACTTGATAAATCGACTTCTGCACCACCCAATGTTGTAGAAACAGTAAATGCGGCTGCATTAGCAATTGCTTTAACGAAATAAACTTGACCAGATACTAAACCACCTAAGTTAGCAGTAAATCTTACAGTACCGTTAGCAAGCAATGTCTCTGCATTACCTGAAGTACCAATGATGTTACCTGTATTTTGTGTGTTAGCAACAGCAACTACTGTCAAACCGGGTACTGTATTTGCAAAACCTAAATCAACGTAGTTTGTGCTACCGTTAATGTTTGCTACTGCAACTTGAATGCCAGATCCAACACTCAATGTGTTTGCTAAATCTGTACCTATGCCAGTTACGAATTCAGTAGTGTCAGTTGCATACAACGTACCAGTACCTGCTTGACCAATAGCAACTCGTGCTAGAGTTTGCTTGCCATACAATGCTGTATTTCCGCCAACAACACCGTATGTGTTAGCTGATCCAATTGGATTGTTGAAGCCGGTGCCAATCAATCCAACTGTCAACTGTGATGCAGTTGTACCAGTAGTTAATGTAACTGCTGTATATGTTGGGTTAGCGTTTAGAGGTGTTGCAGAAACAGTGAATGTGCTTGCACCTGTTATTTGCAAGACGTAATATGTTGTACCTGCAACTAAGTTTGTACCTGTAGTTGTTGCTGGTACAAAAGGCATACCTGCAATAACACCTACGGTAGCTAGTGTTTGTGACACTGTAACGATGTTGGTTGTTGCTGTTGTGTTTGTTACTGATAAGACTGTTTGAGCCTTAGCTATTTTTAGAGGACGTCCCATTTGATTTTCCTTAATGTTAGT